TAGCAGACCCGTTGACGACCGCTCCGATCTTAGAGTCTCCCGCTCCATAGAGAAGCGCGTAGATGAACGTCTTAGCTTGGTCTCTAGTCTCCAGACCAGCCATCTGTTGGTTAGCAGTATGTACATCGCCCTCAAGCACCTCACGTGTAAACCTCTCATCATTCATATAGTGTGCCAGCACCCTAAGTTCAAGACCAGCAGCGTCTGTATCTATCAGTTTTCTGCCTTCAGGTGCTTCAAACAATTCTCTACAGTCTTTGCCATACTCGACACGCACTGCCGGTACTTGTTGCAGGTTGGGGCTGACACAGCTCATGCGGTTAGTGATAGCACCCAAGGTACGATACCTGCAATGTACCCTAGACTCCTCAGAGCAAGCCTCTATCCACGCCTTGACCAACGCTGATCTCTTCTGTAGCAGGAAGTACCGTGCCAGCTTCTGTGCCACTGGCAGATCGCACTTGGCCAGTGTCTTCTCGTCCACCTTTGCCCTGCCACTGGGCGTTAACTCTGCGGGTTTCCATCCTAGTTCAATCAAGCGTTCAGCAATCTGCTGCCTACTGGCCGGGTTAAACTCTGTTACCTTGTCCTTCAGCCGCTTGCCCGTCTTCTCCGAGTAACGCTCTTCTACGATGGGCGGGAACATATTGATGCACTCGGCTGCTATCTGATCCTGCTCTATCATCAGCCTGTTATAAAGCTCCACGGCCTTCTGCTTGTTCAGCTTAAAGCCATTGTGACTCACCCGGTCAGCAACGATACGCATTCTGTGTTCGTCCCTGATCGACTGCTCACTGAACTCGTCTTCCATCTCTGCCCATAGTGTCCAATGCAGGTGCATACATACCTTTACGTCTTGAATGCAGTAGTCCAGCATTTCGCGTGTATATGCACTGAAATCTCCACTGAAGTCGCCCTTGTGTTTGCCTAGGCGCTTGCCCCATGCTTGAAGACTATGTCCTCCCTCTCTTGAGGGGTTCTCCATCATTGACAGAACCAAGGTGTCTACCATCTGGTCGAACTTCAGCCTGACTCCCCACAGCTTTGCCAGCACGGGGAAGTCAAAGCTGAGTCCGTTGTGCGCTACCACCTCGTCAAATCGGTTGAGGAAGTCTTGCAGCCCAGTAGGCTCTGTCCACACCCTGACGCCCACATCAGAGTCAAAGGTGACCACACAGTGTATCACTGTGGCGTCTAGGCTGTCGGTTTCTATGTCTAGGTAGCAGACTTGCATAAGTGTTTCCAACTGATGGGGAAGTTTATCTTGCATCGTTCTGATATCTGATCCGCAACGTATCGTGTCTCTGCCTGTGCGTCATCCGCCTGTCTTAGCTTACACACACGGCTGAAGGCGTACAAGCTGCCGGTCCAGTACCACTCGGTATAAGCCGCCTGTGGTAGCACTGCCCTTGCTTGTTCAGGACAGACACCAAACTCTATCATGTTATCATAAGTCGCTATCGATGCCCTGACTGATTCGTTATATATCTTAGAGACAATGGAATTGCTGGTTACCTCTTCGTCTGTAGAACCTTGTTTCTTATTGGCAGCGGCCTTGCGCCAGTAGTCAGGTTTCCAAGAATTAGGGGAATCGCTGACATATCTACGACTGACCTCGTTCCACACAAGACCCACCTGATGCTTGGCAAGCTGCCGTGCTATGAATATGGGTGCTCTGATATGAAATTGCAAGCTGGTATGGGCAAAGGGGGACCAATGATTGTGGTCTGCCAAGTACTTTATCAGCTTCTCGTCGCTTGGTTCCATCTCAAGGTGAACCTTGTCGAAGCTCACCCGTGCTGCATTGACGACGCTCAGGTCGTCTCCCATCTGATTTAAGAGTGCTACCTGTATCATCCCTGTCCTCTCTTGCTGCTCTTCTGTCCTGCGAATACTGATCGCTTGCCCGTTGTCTTCTGATGGTTCAGGGGTCTTGCCCTGTTCCTGCGCCGCACCTTTGTCCTAGGATTGTAGGTACTGTTCTGCATCTTCTTGGCCACTAAAAGTTCTCCTTCAATGTTGTGAGCCGTCCGGTAGCTTTGTCGTATAGGAGCCTGTCACAAGCTCCAGTGTCGCCCGTATAACGGCACTTGAGCACTCTCAGGGTGGTGGTGTTACACTCTATCGGATCGTCGCTCTGCGTGTCTCTCTCCATGCTCACCACTGTGTCGCTGATCTGTGCAATACCATGTGATCCTCTAAGGTGTCCAAGGTTGACCTCCATGCCCTCTTCGTGGCTACGGTCTGATCCTAGTCTACGCAGATGGGTGACCAAGTGTATCGCACAACCTGTCTCTTCAGTCAACTGACGCAGCAACGTCATGGTACGGTCTATTGCCTTCCGCTCGTCATTGATATCTAGGCCACTGACCAAGATGCTCAGGTGATCGATGAAGATGACCTTGCAATCCAGACCAACCACCATGTACCGGACACGGTTGATCAGGTCTTCCATCTCTAGACTACCGAAATGGTCGTAGATAAAGACCCTGCCAGTGCCTAAAGTAGTGTCGAAGTATTCTTTGATCTGTTCTTTCGAATACTTCTCGAATACTTCGTTAAGGTGTAGTCTATCACTTGCTTCAACCGCCAAGATGCCTCGCCGGGTACGGTCAACGGACTCCTCTAAGGCTATGATACCTATGCTAACGTCCGTTTCTTTCAGGTAGTGGTGCTGAAGTTCCCTGAGCAAGCTGGACTTGCCCACGCCTGTACCTGCTGCCCATGTGACGATCTCCCTAGACCTTACGCCCAGAGTCTTGCTCTGTAGGGCAGGGAAGGGGAAGTCTATGGAACGCAGGTTCTGTTCAGACCAAAGCCCATCGAAGTCTGAGGCGGCATTTTTGATACCGCTGGGAGTGTAGCAGGTGGCGTTCTTAAGATGACCTAGGAACTCCTGCTCCATGCTGCGAGAACTGTAGGTGCAAGCGTCCTTGTGCTCTAGCTCAACGATGAATGCCTTGCCCGGTTTGAGCAACTTGGCACACCTCTCTGCCTGTTCTTGTGCCTTTGGCTCGTTATCGAAGCATATGAAAACCCGCTCAAAGCTTTCCAGTAGCTCTAGATTGTTCTTAAAGTCGCGCTCAGCGCTCGCCTGTCCGCTCTTCAAGCTCAGGGCGTGTACGATTGCGTTGGACCTCTTGGTGATCTCTGTGGCAGTGGGCTGCACAGAGTTGGCCATCTGGAACGCTGCCAAGGCGTCTGCTTCACCCTCTGTGACGATCAGTGTGCTCGATTTAGTCCCCAGAGCCTTGCTCAGTGTGTGCGTCCCAAATAGCGTGCAATTCTTAAAGTCTCCACTCGTTGAAAATATCTTACCTGCTCGTCTGGTCTTATTTGATACCCTCATACCGTCAGGAAGGTGGTAGGGGAACATCACAGACTGGTCGGTAACTGTTACACCGTAGAAATCAGACACAGCCTTGCTGATCCTGCGCTCTGACCACGGGGTGTCAGGCTTGGTGGGACGGTAGTCGTCTATGTTTTCCACTTCGTTGACCTCTCTGAGTGTCTCTTCGCAGCTAAAGCAGTAGGTATGCCCATCATCGTAGACGCTCAGGGCATCACTGCTGCCGCAGCTTGTACAAGGTTGGTGCGTCTTGATTGCAGTGGAATCCATCAGTGTTGTGTCTCCGTTTCGTCGTCTTCTAGGTCTACAGTGTAGTATGGCTGCTGATCTAGGTACATCTTAAGCTCTTCCAAGGCCATGATCATAAAGTACGTCATGCTTCGCTTGTTGAGTTCTGCCATCTCCTCAAAGTATTTTATCACGGCGGGGGACAGACCCTCTTTGTAGAGGTGGTTGAAATATTCCGACTCTGTAAACTTGTCCATGATTAACCTTTCCATATGTAATATGCTGCCGCTAAAAATACAAGGCTGGTGATAGATACCTTAATCACATCAGCCCCAGTCAGGACGTTTAACATCTGCACTAGACATCTCCCCGGCCAACGCAGCGTACCCACAGATGTCTACAAAACTGTCTTCCTTGTACTCGTTGATCAGCCGTGCGATCTTCAGGAGCATCATCATCGTGGCGACATCTGTGGGTGTCAGTTTGATCTCATGGTCTAGGTAACTGTTCCAGAAGTCAGCGATTCGCATATGGTTCAGGTATGCATCGCCGTAGTCCTTGGCACGATCACCGTTGATCAACTCGCTTGCGGTGTGCAGTATCTCGTCACGCTTCATCTTCGTCCTCCTCTATGTCTTCGTACTCTTCCATGCAATCATTGCAATGTATTCCATCATAGCTCATCATAACGTCAAATGCTCCATCACAGGTTAAACATCTGGCCATCATTGCTTCATCATCAGGCTTCATCTATTTGCTCCTTAAAATTTCTCAAGTGCGCTGCCGCCACGGTCAGCTTGTGATAATCAGACATGAACATATCGCCGTCGCATTCCCAGAGTGTCTGAACCGGGCCGTCTACCAAGGGGACCAATCGCTTGAGAAACTCTTCGGCGGTGATCTCTTCGTCGTAGCTCCACTTGTACATCATGCTGTCTCCATAAGTTCTATTGCTGTTCCAATCTTGTACCAAGCTGGTGACTTGGTGTTCTTCCACCGTGCCATGTAGCTCTTCTCCCTGACGTAGTAGTTTCTGTATGCTACCACAGGGTCGTCGTCCTTGCAATCGTCCGGCATACACTGAGGAGGCTCAGTGAATTTGCCGCCCGGTAGCTCGTATGGAATCTTAGATAGGTTCTGGAATATACCACTGCTCTCTGTCTTGTGGACCTTACCGTACCGGAAGGTGTACTCCATCAGTAGGCTGTCGAGTAACTGGTAGAGCCATTGGTAATTGCTGCGGCTCTCCCTGACCCAGACGGCGCTGGGGTGGTTCTTGTGGGTCGGCTTGTAGCAGTTGATGCTAGGCTCCCCATCGACCAAGTGATGGGCAGTGCTGAGCAGTTGTGCATACTCGAGGATCATTTTAACGACGTGCTTGTCGCAGTGCATCGCAGCGCACTTAGCAGGATCACGGTCTAGGTAGAAAATGTTCATCTGTCGCCTTTCAGTTTCTGTTCTATTAAGATAGCACGTCCAAGGAAGATTGCAAGTATGCTGGCAAAAATGTTCATTCTTCGTCCTCTTTCAATAGTGTCTCAATGGGGTCAGTTTGACCTAGGGCTCTCCGCACATGGTGGCCACACTCTGAGCACAGGTCGTTCTCCAGAGGCTGTGTAGGTGGCAATGGTGCGTCACAGATGGCACAGCGCATCTCTATGAAACCTCAATTTTAACGCCAAGCTTCTCCAATGCCCGGACCATGGCAGTATGGTCTAGCGCCATATGGACAAACTGATCTCTGCGGACACTCACCTGTTTTCCCCTGCCCTTGTCCATGAGCAGGTAGGCGTCGTGAAGCTCTTGGTCTGTCGTTTGTAATTTGAGCGTGTTCATTATGTCCTCTATATAGGTACCAATATAGTATGATCTCTTTTGTAGAGTACACAGTAGAGTACTCTATAGAGTATATATAGGGAGCCTTTTTGATATTTCAAGGGGTGAGACAAAAATATTTTAACTTATTTTTGGTACCTCTTTTGGTACTCAATGGCGCATCTATGCCCCATCTCTTCGATGATTAGATCATAGTCAGACAAAAGCTTAGCATAATAAGGCGTCCCATGGTCAT